CGAAGTTGCCGCCGGAGTTCAACGCAGGGCCGTTGAACTCGCAGTTGTCGGCGAAGCCGAAAATCGGAGCGGGGTATGACAATCCCAAAAGTATTCGCTTTTATCGTTACATTGTGCTATAGGGAAGCTCCGGGGGCTGCGGCCCCCGGTCCCCCTTTAGGGGATTTTTTGGAGACGGGCCCCGATGCCCGCGCCGGCATCCTCAGCCGGGAAGCCGACCAGCAAGAAAGGACCATAGACCGGGCCGCACTCAACGAAGAAGCCGCCGGAGAACAACGCAGGGCCGTTGAACCCGCAGATGTCGGCGCAATACTCGGTGCCGGTTTCGATCTCCTGAGATGCGGCGCAGGGAGTAAGTGCCCAGCCAAAGCCGGGGGTAGTGGGTACCGTCCAGTCGGAGATCATGCCGTTGACGGCGTTGGGGTCGATGGTGCCAACCTTCACCGTGCCGCCGGTCTCGGAGTAGTCGGCGGGGTTGATACTCACGTAAATGTCAGCAAGGCCGGTTGCCTCATTGGCCACCAGCGCCCAGCCGTCCACCCAGTCAGCCACATTGGCCCACAGATCTTCGATGTAGCGGTACTGCACGCCCACACCGTAGGTGGTAATGCTCTCCTGCACCGTGCCGGTATGGTAGGGCATATTGTCGGTGGAGCCGGTATTCTCGGCACTCTCACCATTGCCGCAGCCGTAGCCGATCGCGCCCTGGAAGTCCCAGGTGGCGTACTCCACCAGCATCAGCAGGCGTACCGTCCACCACATGGCGTAGTCCTGCATATGATAGCCGGTAACACCTGCTGCCTCGCACTTCGCGGCGAAGCTTGCCCGGAAGTCAGCGCGGGTCACATTGACCAGGGGCGCGGCACCGGAAACAGACTGGCCCGCGGTGCCTGCGCAGTGATAGCGGCCGATATAAACCACATCGCGCTCGCCCTTGCCGTCGCCACGATCCATGTGGGCGGGAGAGACATAAAAGCCGTCGGTCGCTGCGTCGGCGATCTCAAAGGACAGAGCACCGTCCACCTTGGTGATGCGGTACCAGAACTTAGGGATTGCCACCAGCGTGCCGCCCAGCTCGTCCTCCACGATCTCCATACCGGCCCAGGGCATCAGACCGTCAAAGGGGGAACTGCCGCCCACGCCATTGACGCAGGGGACAGGATCGGCAAAGCTTGCGGAAGCGCCGGTTCTGGTCAGCTTGTTGCCGACGGTCATATCCCAGCTCACGCCATAGACGGTGCCGCCTGCGCTGCCGGATCCGGAGCCGCTCATGGGCTGCGCCAGCCAAGTGCCGGTTTCCATGTCGAAGCGGTATTCCTTGCCGGTGTTCATTTCCAGCAGCTTGTCCCCGTTATAGGGGCCGATGGGGTAGTCGCCGGTGGGTTTCTTGTCGCCGCTCTTGCCGAACCAGTGGGAATGCTTGGTATTCTCAATTTTCACTCTTGTAATCATAAAATCTGCTCCTTTCTGTCATATCAGGCGGAGGCCTCGGCCAGTGCCGCCGCGATCTTCTCGTCGATCAGCGCCTCTATGCTCGCCCGATCGGGGAACTCGGCCAGCCATTCTTCTTCGGTGCCGGTATAGCCGTGCTTCACCGCTATGGCATAAGCACTCAGGTAGTACCACAGCTTGTTAGCCTGGCCACTTGTGACCACGGTGGTGCTGCGCAGCGCCGCCGGATCAATAGGGAGATTGTTTCGGGTGAACCACTGGCGATAGTCCTTTTCTGCCGTGTTGTACATGGCGTAAGCGTTGGCGTAACGGTCGTACTCCCCATTTGTGTAGTAGGTCATGGCCTCCAGGTAATGGACATACAGCTTGTCCCAGGGGAAGGGAACCAGGAGCTCCGCCTCCGCGTCGTCGGGCAGAGAGTAGGACATCCAGCTGTCGCCCTTGTAAAACTCCAGCATCAGCCGCCCGTCCAGCTCCGAAAGCCAGCGGCAAAGCACGCTGTCCTCCAGCACCGCGCCGGTGAGGGCCTTGGCCTGGCTGATCGCTTCATTGATGCGCATATTTTTCCCTCCTATTCGTAATAAAAAGCGCGGCGGGGCAGCGGGGACAGGTCCCTCGTCACCTCGCCGCGCCGTGTCGCAGCCGCTCTATGGGTATCGCGGTAAACTATGAAGTTACATGGCAGCCAGAGGCTTCTCGCTCTGCTTCTGGATCTGCACGCGGCTCTCGTAGGCGGCGTACTCCTGCTTGGCAGCATTCTGCAACGCCTCGTAGAACTTGCGCTTGATCTTCACGGGCACGCCACGCTGGATGCGCAGGGTCTCACCGTTGACCGCAACAAACACGTCGCGGCGCTTCATGTTGGGCAGCAGAGGCGCGGTGTAGTCCACCAGCTCCTCCATAGGATCGCCCTTGGCCTCGGGGGCCTCCGCAACAGCTTCCGCCTTGGCCCCTGCCTTGGCCTCCGCTTCGGCCACGATCTTGGCAGCCTCCGCCTTTGCATCAGCAATGATCTTCTCGGCCTCGGCCGCTGCGTCGGTAACAGCGGGAGCCTGGGCCTCGGCAGTCTCAGCTTCGGCCTTCTTGTTCTTCTTGGTATCACTCATGGCTATATCCTCCTTTGTGATAGCCCCGCCCGTCACCGGGCGAGGCTTAGATTGTCGCTACGATTAGGGGGTAGCGGTGGTCTCGATACGGACGATGTACTGAGGCACCAGAAGCTCAGTAACCTTGGTGGCCTTCCAGCCGCAGGTGGCACGCTGGTTCAGAGCATCGGCAGTACCGGCGCTGCCCAGCTGCTTGACGATGTGCTGCAGGCCGCCGCCGGTGACTTCGGTAGTGCCGTAAGCGTCAGCACCCATGATCAGGGTGGAGTACACGTCAGCACCGGCAGCACCGGCACCCTCGAACTTCTTGGCGCGGCTGGACTGGACGAAACGAACGCCGTACAGCTCGCCGATCTCGTTCTGATAGATGTTCTCGGTGTCCACATACTCGTGGGGGCGCTTCCAGTCCTCGTCGTTGGTCAGGTCGAACTTGCAGTAGGGATGCACGATACCGACGTAGTAGCCGTCGATCTTGGGAGCATCCTGGCTCTCCAGGAAACGCACGGCCATCTTGATGGCCTTGGCGGTCAGGTTGTGGTTGCTCTCGGCATCGGTATAGGTCAGCGCGGCGCGGGAAGAAACGGTGCCCTCGGCGTACTGAACCACGGTGCCGGAGTTCAGGACCTCACGGGAAACGGTGTCCAGGGAGCGGCCAGCCTGGGAGGCGATTGCCTTGGTGGCCACGATCAGCACGGGGTCGATGGCGGTCAGCATCAGCATATCGCTCAGGGTCACATAGCCGCCGTACTGCTCCACGGTGGCGGTGACGGTGCTCATGCTCAGGCTCTGGCCGTCGGGGGTAACGCCCTCGGTCAGAGGGGTAAGCATTTCGGGCAGGGTGTCCCACTGGCGGAACTCAATGGTCTTGCCGCCGTTCTTGGGGATGGGATGCTTCTGGGCAAACAGATCATGGACCAGCTCAGGCTCTACCAGGTCGATCAGGTAGTCGCTGTAGTAGGTCTTCATCTCGTCGCTCAGACCATCGGTGCCGGTGGTGTTGGTGTTCAGCTGGCCGTCGAACAGGTGAAGGTTCAGAGGCAGCAGGAACAGACGGGTAAGAAACTTCTTCATGTTGAAAACTCCTTTCTGTCAGCGAGAGGAGTTAGAATTTGATTTGATCCCCTCGCATTGCTCTGCGGGCGACTTCCGCGCGATCCTTCTTGGACAGCTTGGAAACGTCGTCCTTCACGGTAAATGCACTCTGGGCGGCGGTGCCGTTCTCCGCCGGGCGGCTGCCCTTGGCGCGGACGTTGTTCACAACGCGCCGTTCCGTGTTGGCTGCGGTGACCTGCATGGCGTCGCCCATCAGCTCGTCGAAGTGGCGAACCTTATAGGCGTGCTCCACGGGAGTACCGGCACGCAGCATACTGGCAAAGGCGGGGTCCTTCAGCTCGGTTGCCAGGTCGAAGTTGGGGAACTTCGCCTTAACCGCCTGGGCTTCCTGGTACCACTTGT